ATGAGATTATTTTTAGAAGAAAATTTGGTTACAGGAAACACATTAACACCTGATGGAGTGCTTGCATACATAGCACTGAGAAAGATGATGGATGAGAATATCTTCTTGAAGTCGTTGGAGATTACAGAGGACTGTGTATCTATCAACAGAATGGCTTATACACTTGTTGGTGTAAGTGAGAAATATCCTAAAGCATTTACGGATGCATTGCAGCGTGGAATATACGAACTTGATGCCGTGGACAGGATTAAGATAGTGCAGTCATTGGGTAAAGGAATTGAGTTCGTATTGGATATAAAGAATTTATACTTTGATACTTCAAAGGAAGGACAGCATTTTGTCATGGTATCATCTGATGAGGTTGAGAGGATTCTTACACATGATGCAGATATGAAGAAGAAAATATCCATCCTGAAATATTATGTGGCTCTTGTAAGTTCATTTGATTGGTCTGCCAATATGAAATGTAAGGGTGGTATGCCTAATCTTCAAGGTAAGATTGGTCACATGACACAGGATTATGTTGGTGGTCTTGCCGGAATATCCGGGCGAACTTGTCAGAGATACAATGTGGTCTTAGAGGATGAGATGAAGATGATATACATTTATAGAAGTAACGACAAGATTAAAGAGGATGATTCTTTAAGACAGATTACCAACTGCTACAGTCGTTATGAGGACAAAGATTTATGTGAAATGTATGCATCTGACTTTGAGAATAAGATGGGATATAAGCATAGAATTGTCAGAACCAAGAAGAATAAGGAACAGGCAGATAATAACAGACGATTGGCTCAGATTTATAATCGTATCTGTGAAGGATATGGAGATTCATATGATGAAGATACAATCCGCAAGGTGTACAAATATGTAACCAATAAGAATAAGACCGTTATTGATGAGATAGATAAGAAGCAGTCACAGGAATATATGTCTTCATCTGACAAGGATTATGTTAAGAATTTACAGTCCCAGATTAGAGACACACTTATCTTTGAGCAGTTCACTTATCTCAATGAGGATTCCCAAGATTCCCAAGATGGAAACTCAGATGAAGATGTTTGGGGTGAGATTGATGCTATCGAAAACGGCTATACAGTTGAAGAAATATTAGAAATGCCTACTGCATCTGATGTGGTAGCGTAACCAGTTGGGATGTCGGTAATGCCGACATCCTTTTTAGTTCGCCAAAATTGGCGAGATGTTTATCCACTCTTATGTGGAACAGATTAACTTAGAAAGTATTCCAATACACTCCAATTGGAGTGCAATGATACTCCACAATTCTGTGGCACGATTCTGTGGAGTCAGATTATAGAAAGTGAGGACATAAAATGAGAAAGAAAGATTTAATTGCAGAGAACAAGAAGTTAAAAGACGAGGTTGAAGATTTAAAGCGTCAGTTGACATATGCAAAGACACAAATAGATATAAAGGATATTTGCTTGATGCTTAATAAGGAAAGAGAGGTATATCATGACTAAAGAAAAGACAATTATGCAAGCATTAACAGAGGTTGTTCCTAATTATCTTGCGTCATATCTTTGTTGGTATTACTCTGATCCGAACAAAAGAATCAGTTGGGATGAACTCTGTAAATCAGATGCTAACTTTAGAAGTAAAAGCGGTGGGAATAAAACAGAAGATTTTGCGGAGCAGAACTGGCTCATTCGTGATGATGTTCAGAAAGCAATGATTATCTATTTGCAGTATATGAAGCGTTATAACTTTATGAAGCGTTATCAAGAGATGAATAAGAAAGCATTATCTGGTGACGTGAACAGTGCCAAGTATGTTGATGAGATGGATAAGATTCTGGACAAGATGAGCGTGGATAAGAATACAGAGAGCGAGATTGACAGATTGCTAGAGGGGGTGACGATCAATGGAAATTAGTTTAGCCAATGCCAAGAAGTTAAACTGGCTGTGGCAGGATGAACATGAAATTGAGTGGATTGAAACCTTTGTCAAGATTATTGATAAATCTGGTAATACAGTTCCGTTCAAATTAACACCTGAGCAGAAAGCATTTATTAACGGACTGGCTCACAAAAATGTGATTTCAAAAAGCAGACAATTGGGTCTGAGTGTATGTTGTGCTGGCATTTCCATCAGAAGATGTGTGTGTCATCCCAATACAACCTGTGTACTTATATCACACTCTCAGGAAAGTACCAATAAAGTATTCGGCAAGTTGAAGCAAATGTTCTATTCTCTTCCTGATTGTATAAGACCAGAACTGTTGACCAATAACAGACAGGAATTATCTTTTGTGAATGGTAGCAGAATATCATGTCAGACAGCAGGTAACAAAGATTTGTGCCGTGGCGACACGATTAACGGAGTTTTGCATATGTCTGAGTATGCAATGTGGAAGAATCAGGAAGGACAGATGCAGTCACTTATGCAAGCAGTAACCGAATCTGCGACCTGCATAATTGAAAGCACGACAAAGGGCTTCAACTCCTTCACAAGTACATATATGCAAGCAAGGAATGGTGAGAATGATTTCAAGCCATTCTTTTTTAATTGGATAAATGGACGCACATTATTTGAACCTCAGTACAAGTTGGCGGTCAAGTCGTGGAAAGCGAGACACAATGGCAAGATGCTCACAGAAGATGAGTATGATGAGGAAGAAAAATCTCTTGCCAAGTTGGGTATGACACCTGAACAGGCGGTATGGCGAAGAGGGAAAATATCTGAATCATCATTAGATGCTTTCCATGAAGAATTTCCAAGCACATTTGAAGAGAGTTGTATTGTAAGCGGTTCATCTGTATTTGATAACAATAAGGTTATCAGATTACAGCAAGCAATAGTGCAGCAGAACATCAAGCCATTATCACTTGATAAGATAGTTGGGATTCCCCAAGTGTTACGACCTCATGTATCTAATCGCAATCTGAAAGTGTGGCAGATTCCCAAAAAGGGAATACGCTATGTCCTCGGCTGTGATGTTGCTGAAGGTCTTGGCGGTAAGAGAGATAGTTCTACCATTTATGTATCGGATAAGGATGGTGTACAGGTTGCTCAGTTCAAGTCCAATAAGGTAAAGCCATACGAATTTGCGGATATAATTGATGCAATGGGTAGATGGTACAATAAAGGATTGCTCGTGGTGGAGAAAGCATCAGGCGGTCACAGTTGTATTGAGAGATTAAGATACGACAAGAAATATATGAATATGTACAAATATAAGTGCTATGACGAGTTCAAGAGAACCATTTGGAAGGTTGGATTTGATACCAACAACAAGACCAAGAGTATTGCGGTCAATGATATGCGTGAGTGGTTCGATAAGGGGCTGATTGACATACAGAGCAATGATTTACTGGAAGAGATGAAAACATTCGTTGCAGAGGATAACGGAGCATTTAATGCCGTTGTGGGTTCACATGACGACCTTGTATCTGCTTGTTGGTTATGTATTGCAGGAATGAAATCAGCGTTCTGGTATCCGTTTTAGAAAGGAGAGACAATGGACAGATTAGATTATTATATTGAGAAACAATATGGCAATGATCCTAAGTGGTTTGAAGAGGAAATCATTCAGGGCAGCCATGCACAGAGGATAAGTAATGTTATTGCCAATAGAGATTATTTAAGTGGCAGACATAAGGTTTTACTGCGTCAGGACAGCCAGTATAAGGGCAAGACATTAGTTGTTAATAAAACAGTGATTAACTATGCTAAGACCGTTATTAAGTTCCATAATACATTTTTATTAGGACATCCGACTGCTTTATCCTGCAATGATGAACATACACTGAATACATTTAATGACATCTATAAGTTAGGACAGTATGCTACTGTTGACTATGAGATTATAGACCGTGTAAATAAGTTTGGTGACGCATATGAAGCAATCTATGTGGACAATGGAACGATTAAGAGTAAGGTGCTTGATAATGCTTGTAGTTATCCTGTATATGACGATATGGGTGAGTATATTGCCTTTATAGAGCATTGGACAGACGCATATACGGCTATTTCATTCTGGAATGTATATTATCCTACCTATGTTGAACATTGGGACAATGAGGGTGGAGAAATGCGTTTAACATCAACAGATAACAGTGTTGGTCTGCCTATCCATTATCATAATTTCAATGATGAGGATTATAACTTCGGTGTGGCTTTACTGAATGATATTAAGCCGATTATGGACGCATTAGAAGATGTTATGGCTAAGATGAGTGACAGTATCTATGTGAATGTAATGAATCCTATGCCTGTGGCTATTGGACAGCGTATAGAGAGTTCTATTCCTGCTGATGCAGTTGGTTATGTAATGAACCTTGATGTGGGAGATTTCAAGTATGCTAATTGCTCATTGGATTATAACTCAATCAAGTTGTATCTGGATAATATGAAGCAGTTCCTTAATGATGTGGCTTGTATGCCATCTGTATTAGGTTCTAGCACTAATATTGCGAATATCTCAGAAGTTAGTATGCAAATCTTACTGATGATGGCAAGTGTGTATGCTGATGAGAATAAGAAATGGCTCAATATTGGATTCCAGAAACGATTTGAGATGTTCAAAAAGATACTTGGTATGCAGGGAATTAAGGTGGATAGTGATGTAGAAGTCATTTACAATGTGGCTATGCCTGTTGCATCTACTGAAATGATTGCTAATCTGAAAGCACTTCAAGAGATGGGAGCAATTAGTAAGGAAACAATTATGGAAAAGACCGAATATGTCAGTGATGTAGAGGTCGAAAAGAAGCGTTTGAGTGGTGAAAATGTTTCACAAAATGTTTCACAGAAGGTTGATAATCCTAGCAAAGAAGTAGAAATTAAATAAATGTTTCACGGAATGTTTCACGAGTGAAGTGAAATTAGCGTCTATATGTGGTATTTCAACATAAATATGCACACTATATATAGACGCATTTTGCTTTACAGACCACTAGATTTAGTGGCTAAACGCATCAAAACTGGACAAATTGACAAATCCAACAATAAATTCGGTCTGATTTGCAATATGACACTGTACTGTGATAAAGTAATCTGAATTGTAGATACATCAGACACAATTCCATATTCATCAGGCAGAAAAGAGTGGTTAATAGTGTAGTATTGTACACTGTTCAAAACTGGTGCTACGGTATTTCCACATTTTTCCGTCTTTTTGGTCTTATGTGGTAGGTGTATGATGGGAAGAAATCTCGATTTCCTTGGCTTACATTCACTTGACTATCAATCAAGTGAGCGTTTTAAGGGTGATTTGAGCCGATTTTGGGGTTAAATGTGACCAGATGTGGGTGTTGAGTGACCAAAAATGGACTGTGAGAAACCATTGTGCAATATGTACAAATGGGTGAATAAGTGTTCGTTGTGCAATATGGAGAAAATACAGTGCTATTTTTGTGCAAAGTGACGGAACGATTCAGAGCAAATTTATTTAAAGATTTGTGAATTTCTGAAAAAACTTCAAAACAATTCGGTTTATTGTCAGACAATTCAAAAGTTAAATTTTTGTGAATTTTTTGCGTTACCCCTTGACTTTAAAAAATTTTTTCCTTAATCAGAAAAATCCCCACAGAGCAAAATTTGGTCATCCGAAACTTTCGGTTCACCAAGATTTCGTGGTCTTCGAAAGCCACTGTGTTATTTTGGCAGGGTTCAAATGAACCTGACAAACCGTTACCCCATTTCAGGGTAGAGTTAGACCACTGTGGACTAACCGCTTTTTCGGAATCTGAAATTCCGATTCAGATATGCACACAATGCACTTCTGTTGTTTCCTTATAGAAACGCTGAAATCTATGGTAAAATGTTGAGATATAAGGTATAATATTCGTATCAGATGTGTAGGAGGATGGTTATGGAAGATGTGCAGGAATATCTGAAAAATAAATTAAAAGAATTTAAACAGAAATATAATGCAGAAGATAAGTTAAATTCCTATTTTGATAAAGAATTGAAACGTCGATGGAAAGTTGATCGGGAAAAAGCGAAGAATCAATGGCAATATATTAACAGTGTAGAAGATGTAAGAAACTACATAAGTGGATTTGTTGGACAGGTTGAGCAGTATCAAAATATAAAAGGAATACCTTCAGATTCATATGATATGGATTTTGCTTTATATAAGGCAATCTTAGCAATTAGCAAAATGGCACAATGCTACGAATCTAATAAATGCGATTTTGATTCATGTGGAAAAGAAGAAATAGATGAGATATTTGACACATTGAATCATTGGTTAGAAGAAATGAACAATGTAAATATGCGAAGAATGATGCAGGATTAGGGGGTGCTGTCTTGGAGAATAGAAATGAGTTTGAAGTAAATGGTGAGAAATTTTCTGTAAAGTATGAGTATAAAAAGAATCTTGTTTGGGCAATCACTTATGTTAATGGACAGCAAGTAAAAACTTCTGGAGATACCGAACAAACAGCATATTGGTCAATTCAGAATCATGTGAATACACTATTAAATTTCAGATTGTAG